AATTGGCGTACACTTTGATCAAATTGTGCTCTCCACTGTTGGTCTGAGATTGCGTCCCGGGCTTTCTGATAAGCGAATTGATCCTGACTAAACTGTTGGTTAAATGCCTGATCATTACGTGACATATCAAGTTGCTGGCCTGCTAACGTCCGGATTGTAGGGGTAACCTGACTAGCTGTGTTGTAGTTCACATTCGCCCCGTATTGGCTAGCGTCTACGCCCATTTGAGAGAGCATAGCCCGTATTCCATCAGCTTGATTGCTTAGCTTCGTGCGCTCTGCTGCTGTAACCCCCTTCGTCTCAGCTTGCTGCTTTAGACTCATAAGTTGGTTAACTAGCCCTTTGGCCTCTTCTCCACCAGGTAGATATCCGGTTAACTGCGCTCGTGTATTCGTGTTATCGATCCCGCGCTGATCCTCGTTAATATACATTTGCGCTACACTGCCCAGGTTAGAGAGCTGCTGATTCTTCATATTCTCCTGATCCATATATCTCTGGTATGCGGCTTGCATTAAGCTGGGAAGAACGTCAGTCTCTACTCTCCCCATCTCATTGGACGCGATCTCACCCATTCGGTCACTGGTGATCGTGCTGTTCAGGATACCGCGCCTATTCATTTCTGCCTGAGCCGCCGAATTACCTTGATCTATATTCGTTCTGGCCCGTTGGAGTGCCGCTTGGTACGCAGGATCGCTATTTGCGTCGTAGCTAAATGGCGTACTCTCTCTTGTCGCCAGTTGTCTCATCATCCCCATCAGTTCACTACTCTGAGAGGTTGAAGCGGATGCTGCCGAGTTACTGGATACTGCGGGAGCCGCACTGGCAGTTGGTGTTGTCGCTGCAGGTGTACTGGCCGGAGCCTTGTACCCCAAGTTCACGTTCAGATATTTTTGCTGTGCCGATGTATCCTGTCCAGCTGCTTCACGGTTAGCAATGACCTGCAAAGCACGTTGAATCTCACTTTGTCGATAAGCATCATCACTAGCGATACCAGCCTGATTCTGAGTAATCTTTTTCCTAGTTGCTGTATCAGCGGTGTTATAATTCACTCCGCCCCTACCTAAATCGGTTACAGCCATATGGCACACCTTCTTTCACATGGAATAAAGGAAAAACCTCCCATAATGTCGAAATCTAGGATGTTCGTCCTAGCATTCCGTAGAAGGGAGGTTTTAGAATATGTCAAACGCGTTTCAAGAAAGAATTGATAGGTTAACTCTATTCTATTTAGAGAAACGGTATGACCTGTCGGTTATGAGTGTGACTGAATATATGACGGCTTTCAGTCAAGTTCAGAATGAGATAGTTAAGGCTCTTTCAACTCCGCACAACCGTTAACTGAGTCAAAGCCTTTGAAACCTTTTCTAAAAGTGCCCTTGCCGAATCAATAGGTAAACCGTCCAATGAATTCACTATTGATTCGGCACGATCTAACTCATCAACTTCAAAAAGAGGTAGCGCATTAATTACCTCTCCATTTAAACTTCTGAAACTTTCGACAGTCGCTTGATTTAATTTCATCACCATTCACCCTTTCGGCATAATAAAAGAGCCCTCAACTTTGAGGACTCTTAGTATCTAAGTTTATTTTTCAATATTTACCCAGTAACCTTCAACAAGATTAAGAACCTCTGTTTTTCCTGTTATTACATGTACTCTTATAGCTAGGCTATTATCACCACGGTCAACTGAAATGTATCGATACATTCCTGGATAAATAAATAGTCCAAATAAAATAACAGCGATCAACATTATCACTGAAAGCACCTTATAAAAATTTTTCATTTCAAGCCAATTACTTTAGCCCCTGAAAAATCAACGGTCCCTTTGAACTTCACATTCCCTTCAAAGACTACGTCGCCTTGGACTGTCGTCTGTCCAAAAGATCGAATAAGTAATTCATCCTCTGCTATAATGTGAAACCCTTTAGGTAAAGAGTAAATTTGACCCTTCAAATTTTTATCGGAACCATAAAAGGCAAATCCGCTCATGTCAGCAACATCATTAATACCGAGCGCAACGCGTTTTGTGTCGTTTGTATCATACATGGTAAGAGTTTTCCCGTTATCAACAATCTTACTTGTGGTTTTAGAAGCATCGTCTACCATTGCTTCCTTCCCAGACACTATAGATTGAACCTCCGCAAAAGTCGATTGGCTAGAAAGAGCAACAATTGCACCTAATAGAAAGCCACCGAAAATATAAGCCCACTTTTTCAAGATTATCCCTCCATCGATAGAATATATTGTAAGTATAGCTTACGTGACGTCGAACGTAAATGATTCATTACAAGCCTGTAACATTTGCATCGGAAAAATCGACAGAACCCTCAAACTTTACATCACCCTGTATCAGTACATTTCCATACCCACGGAGAAATAATTCATTTGCAGCTATAACATGGAGAGCGCCGAGAACAGAATAAACTTGCCCTTCATAACTGCTATCAGGTCCATAATAAGCATGTCCGGCCATTTCAGCGGCATCATTTACCCCCATGGCAACACGTTTTATGTTATTGCCATCATAAGCCCTCAATCCATTACTATTAATAACAATCCTACTTCCGTCCGTATCCGTTTGCAGAGTACCGCCGGTTATTATAGATCCGAATATTTGCACAGCTTCAATTAACCCTGCAGTAATATGTCCTAAGTTAGCGCTAATCGCAGATAACTCACCTACATCAATCTTTTCTGCTACAACAGCACCTGCCTGTATCTTTTCAGCGGTGACAGAATTAGCAGCTATAGCTTTAGCTGTTACAGTCCCCGTTACCAAGATATCCCCATCAACTTCATTGAGATTACGAGTATCCAGATTGTTCAGTAGATAGGTCAATTCCTCAGTCAATATAATTGTGGAGTTCAACAGGCTTTTTACAATCTCCTGAAGCCCCTGCATATTCGCATTGTCAATATCTCCAAAAGTGGTTTTGAAACTAGGCAACTGCACATCAGCCATTATGATCCCCTCCTAGACACTTCTTTAATGATACGGTGAATTTTAACCTTGCCAGATCCGTATAACTTAAGTCGAAACCACGTCTCTGGCGTACGTACGATAACAGGTATTCTGATGCTTTGAATCTGTCCTGTGCCGTTGGTCTGTGAGTAGGTATCAACCCATGTCCCTCCTTCCGTTCCGGCAGCATACGCAATATTAAGAGAGCTACCAGGCTCGATGTCAGCAACAATCCATAAGCGATTCATTGTCTTACGTACGGTCTCGTCCCCATCACTAAACGGCTTAGTCTCGATGCTCCAGCTAATGGGTGTTCCGTTATCTGTGTTACCACCCATTTTCATGATTCGTCCGTCTTCCGTGGCGTAGTACATTGTAGTACCATCCAAATAGTAGGCAGTTGCTACATAGCTCTCTACCCACCATGCACGTGTCTGTAGGTCATATTTAAGCGTCACGTTAGGCGTTGTTGCTGATCCTGTGACTAAGGATAGATATACAAAACGCCCATCTGTGCCGGCGACACAATGCTGGGCGTAAGCCATGTTTATGGAGTTAATGTAATGCTTGATTGGATCACTTATCTTAACTGGTGCAGCTCCACCCATATAATCGTAAAATCCGTCGGGGCCAAGCCAATACAATGATTCTCTCGTTGTAACTATCGTCCGATCAGATATACACCCGACACCGTAAGGCTGCGTCATATTAAAGTTGGTGGAGTCCTCACCAAAGAGCTTATGCATAGTGTATCTTTTAAAGAGGAGCACGTGATTATTGAACCCAATCAGTCCAGTAGGCTTCTCGCCGTCCTGTGTCTCGACGGTTATTTTACCTGTACCTGTATACTTATTTGTACTGGACCAATCCGTTGCGTCTCGAAGAGCAGAATACCAAAGAAGGTTATCATTCGCCCCTGCCATAAAAAACCTATTTGAATACGTGGCTATAAATGCGCTGTTTGGTCTTGCCGCTCCAAGTGTAGTGCTTGAACTACCATCATATTGCCTTAGTTGTTGGTATCCGTCTATGAAGTAAAGCTTACTGCCATCAAAAAACATAGCTGCATCCCATAAACGGTTATTGTTTGTATCGCTATAATCATATACAGCCGCCCAAGATGATCCAGAGAGTTTGTACAGGCCTTTACCATTGCCGCAATACCAAACACCCAAGAACTTGAATAAGCGGTTTATATACCCTGTGTGGGCCGCAAATTGCGTATATCCTTCACGGACCTGAACAGTGGGATATAAAGAAGAATCCATATTGACCACGAAAACAGCTTGGCTGTCCTTGATCTCTATGGATTCTACGGATTGATTAAGACCATCAGCTAGGGTGACAAAGGCCTGTTTAGTTTTTGATGGTGATGCCGTCCATCCTTGCAAGCTAATCACCTCCTTTGTTGCGCTAAATGATCCTACTATTCATCTAAATCATCGACAAACTCTTTCAAGGCCGTACAATAAACCTCTTGGACTCCAATCGTCGACGGATGATTTACTCCATTTCCGCCTATGCCCGGCTTCGTGTTATAATCATCTGCAACATACGGACCCCACATCTCGGTATCCGTGAGAGTCGGCACATATTGACGATAGGTCCCTTCGTAAATCTTAAAGTTTTTCAGCACGAACTCAGTTCCAACGCTAGAGTTCTTCCGGATTTCAAACGCACCGGGAATGTTGTTTATTTGCGCTCTTCCCCGGTAAACTCTCACGCTATTAACGCTTATTTCAATTAGATCTCTTCGCTTCTCTGCCCGAATGGTTCGATATGTGTTATCGTCCCAAGAAGTATCGGCTTCATAGTATGAATCGCTCCCCGGCCAATGGGATTGATCAAGAAAGTTATTAAAGACGTTAACACTAGCCTTTGCAGCAGAGTGTTTAGGAAATATTAGTACCGTAGTCTCCTGCGATGTGCCGCGAGAAAATTGATTAAACGCTAACCAAATGTTTTCCCCTCCATTACTCATTCCAGTGGGGAATTTAACGTCAAATTCAAACACAAAGTCCTTAAGTCCGACCGGAAAATTAATGTAGTACTCGTCGGTTGAAATTGTGTATTCGGAACCGTTTTTCACATAGTTTCCAGTAACAATTGCAGAGATTTCCGCGTCAGTAACTGCTAACGATTTTAAAATTGGGTTCTCATAGTCCTTGCCAGTCCGTTTAATATTAGATACACGACCAACATCGATTACATAATGACCTAACGTCTTTCCGTATTCCCGGGCTGCATATGCGGCAAGATCACGCCCAAATTGCACAGCAGCGGAACCCCAAGGAAATTGAAAGGTAAGAGCTGATCTTGGAGCGGACATCCAGGCCATGGATGGTTTTTTGGTAAAGTTATCGCCGATGTAGTCATTAATTTCCTTCATGTAGTAGGCAAACTCTCTACCACTTTCAATGCTTCCGTTATTCATTCCAAACGCAATAATTAATAGGTCCGCGTTTGTTTCTGCCACATGATCAACCCACCATTTACCAACACCGTTAAACGTTTGAGTCTCTTTCCACATTTGTATATTGGTACCGCCAATAGCTCGGTTGTAAAAATTAAACGTGACGTTTGGAAACTGTGTTGTAAGCATATCCATAAGCCGCTTATAGTAACTGTCGGATGGTGTTAATCCGTCTGGCGCCCAATTAGAAAACTGTACATTGTTGCCATAAGATATACCAAGGCAATCAGACCCGGTACTGATGGAGTCTCCCCATATACAAACGTTAACAGTACCGCTTGATATCGCTACTTTCCATGCCGCGAACATATCGGGGTTATAAATCTTCGTGTTATACCTGCCGTTAAAGTGTTGTTGAGTGTTGCAAATCTGTACGTAGTAGTTGTCAAGGTTGCTACTCTTTATGGTTGCGTTACCTAGTAAAATCAAGTCTCGAGCCCCTATTAAAACTCCGCTAACGTTGTATGTGTGTTGATCATCAAAGTAAACGTACCGTTTACCAGCGGATTTCGCTGCGGTAAATAGGTTGTTTAAAACTGTTGTTGCATCCGCTGTTCCAACGGACGAGTCAACCCCGTGCCAGCTCGCTACAAATACATTTTGCATGAGTTGCAGATTATCCGCCAACTGCGCATCAGTTGCATTAAGACGATCTCCCAAAACCGTATATCCATTACGAGCATCTACAACCTCAGCACTACTATCTCCATCGGCAATGATGTTGTTGACTCGGTCGCTCAGATTGTCCAGCCCTTGCTTCACGTTGGAGGCTCCTGCCACTTTGCCGGAATAGGTAATATGTTGTGCAGGATGAGCAGTAGTAGAAGCTTTATGCTGACTTATATCCACTTGAGCCGCACCTGCCGTCCCAGCTACAATACCGATGTTCGCGTCACGGATAGCCAGTTGCTGATCAACATATGATTTACTCGCTGCCGCCCCTCCAGTTAACTCTCCAGGCACAACACCGCCATTAATAAACTGCTGAGCAATACTTTCAGATGCTTGACTCATAGTAGGTTCACCCCCATTACATCTTCAATGGTCATACCTTTGGACATTTCGTTATTTGCTTTATGAAACTCTTCGATTAACCCGTTATATTTGCTTGTGAAGTTATTTACCATATCCACATCTGCGTGAGCCTCTGCAATCTGCACCAGCGCCCCATACACCAAAAGCAAGTGAAAATCCTGATCCAGTTCAGGGATTGCGTTAAGGTCTGTTTCCGATAGCTGCGCAGGATACCGGAAATAAAAGAGAGCCAGACCATTCTCGACATCCTTATCAGGCGTAGGGTAGATTGCCAAGGTTCGAGAGTCGATGAAATAGAAGAACGGGGAGTAGGACTTCTGACGATAATCCTGATAGTGCATCTCCTCGCCGTTGACCACGACCTCGATGATATTCGTCTGTGGAAAAGGTAACTTATAAGCGAATACGTCTTTCTGTAGGTTGAATATGGCCATCGTCTTTACTCGAAACGTAGTCCGAAACAGTTCGTTTTGGACTTGGTTCAACTTACGGATCACGCTAGCGTTAGTTAAGCTGTGCGGATACTTTTCACTTATCTCCGCAATAATTTCTTGTAGCTCCATAGATAAGCCCTCCCCTGATCAAAATAAAGAAGGGCCCATATAGAGCCCTATACGTTATAGAATCTTAAGTTCCTTCTTGGTCGACTCACGAATTCGCTTGTTGACCTCCTGCGTCTTCTGATAGCTCTCACGCCAGATTTCCGCAATGACCTCCGGAACTTCGACTTCGATGCCGCGAGGAATCGCATAGATGATACCGTTCCAGCCTACAGGCACAACATCATCAGGATTGAGTGGATCTTCCGGGATCGTAAGCTTTACCTTCTTCATTTTCTTGAGCTGAGACTTGAGCGCACTTTCTTGCTTTGCAAGTTTACGCTCTGACGCTTTCTCATCGGCAGCCGGAGTGTCATTCTGGTCCTGATCTTCTGGGGTCACCTTAGGTTCTGTATCTTCCTTTTTTACTTGCTCTTCTTCTTTAGCCATATCTTTTCAACCTCCTCGAATTAAAAGGAGAGGCGCGCGGCCCCTCCAAGAATAAATGACTTTTAATTACAACGAAGCTCCGGACTCCAAGCGAACCAGGCAAAGCTCGTTGATTCGCATCGTAGCGAATACGCATTTCCACGCAACCGTGTTGAACTGGTTAAGCGGATCGGCAGTACCGGCACTACCAGCGCTGTGAACGATGATCTCCGGCTTAGAAGACCCTTCCACATCCGGAATCCCATATGCGCCACGGCCAATGAATAAGGTCGCATAAACGTCAGCACTGGAAGCGCCCTCCCCGGCATACTTCACGCCGTTGTCCACTTCGACGAAATACACACCGTACAACTTACCGATAATACCGTCCTCGAAATTCTTTGTTCCGTTCTCTACATTGGCTTTCACCCACTCAGGAAGCTGCATAAGGTCCATCGCCACATCGGTGTGCACGAATGCAATATATCCTTTTCCTCTTCCTGGGATGTTTACCTGTTTGACCTTGTTACGCTTCATCGTCCGACGAGCGCGAAGAATTTCAAGAGCCGTGATTTTATCCGTTGCCGCAACTGCCGCACGATTAGCCTTGGAGTTGGCGTATTGCACGTTGGTTCCGGCATAAATCACATCGCGGATAATCGTGTCAACCGACTCTCCCGCATTTTCCCCCATAAGTTCGGATGTTTCTGTCAGCAACGGATCTAAACCTACCAAATCAATAAAATCGGAAATCTTCGTCCACGATCCATAAGTCTGAACTGTCGCGGTGATCGCTGTAATGTCCAGATTCACACCGTCAGGGGTCACGCCCTCAGTCACGGCCGTTGTGGACACCTCAAGACTGTTCAACCGTCTCCATTGAGCCGTTGCCCCGTGACGCTTCGGGATGTTTTTCTTCTCACCGTACTTCATGTACACTAACTCAGGAAGCAGGCGCTCAAGCATCGCTGTTTGGTAAAACGTTGCATTCTCTGCTGATAACTGATTAGTGCCGGCTGTATTGTTATAAGACTGAACTGCTGTTGCCATAGTAAATCATCTCCTAATCAAATGTAGTTCGACGCCCTGCTTTGACGTCTTCAATAAATTTCCGTTGTTCATCTTTACTCATCGCAGCGAAGCCAGTCTTGTGTTCGGTCCCCTCGGCGCCAAGCGCTCCGGGTGTGGTCATTGCATTCTGCTGAATCTTCCGGATCGTCTCAGCTTCTGTCTGTTTGCCGATGTTCGCCAACTTGTCCTGGTAGCTCACCAGTTTATAGGCATCCTCAATCCCGTAACCCTTATCAATCACGAGCTGAAGCGCATCAAGCTGATACTGCTCGAAATCAGGATAAGTCGCCTTAAGCTGGTTCACTTCCTGTTCAAGTCGAAGCTGAGCTTCCCTCTCCTTGACAGATTGCATCTGCTGTTCATATTCGCTAAGCTTCTGCTTCATTGGTGCTAGGTGCTGAATAATAACAGACTCATCGACGCCTAGCTTTTCAGCTTCCTCACGAATCGCCTGTTCCTGCTCGTATTTGTCCAAGGCCTGAAGGTAGGAATCGATATCAGTGAAACCGTAGACCTTGGCTGTGCGTTCCAGTGCTTTAGCCTGATCTTCAAGTGCTGCTGTACGCTCCTGTAGCTTGTCATAGTTTAAGCCCTTCTGAATCCACGTCGGCGCTTCCTCGTTCGGGATAACCCGCTCCTCTTTGTTGTACTTGACGCGGATCCCTTCCGCTGCTGTCTCCTGCGTGGTGGCAGTTGTTTCAGCCGCGGGATGTTCTGTATTCACCTGTTGCTGATCAATTACTTGTTCCGTGCTCTGGTTGGCACTGGTTTCTTCTGGCATGATAATTCCCCTTTCGCGCTATGGTTGGCGCTATGAAAAATATAAATAGGCCGAAGGATTCTCACCTGCGGCCCGTTAATGCTGCTTTCTGCAATTCCGTATTCGCTCTTAACTGCTCAATCTCCATCTTCTGCTGATGCTCTTGCTGCTTGATCGTCATCTGCTGCTCCAGTTGAGCTTGTGCCTGAGCGGCGGGATCGGCTTGTGGCATCTGAGCAGCTTGCGCTTCGAGTTGTGCCTGTTGCTCCTTGGCCTCGCGCACCTTTTTAAGCAGGCGGTCCTTAAACGGTATGACGTTCTTAGGCGCATACTCCAGATAATCCTCCAAGTCGATGGCATCCTTATCGTAGAGCTTATCCAGTGAAGCCATCATCAGCTCCTCGGAATATGATGACGCTGGACCAATATCGATCTTAAGGTTAAGACCCACGTCAGTGTAATCAGTTCCGGTGAATTCCTCTGAATAATCATTCCCGTCATCATCTTGCAGGTTTACTCGACGGGCCATGTTGTACTTGACCTTCCAGAACTGCTCCCATACTCGACCAACATCCTCCATCGCCCGATAGAACCGCTTCTTGATAGATTCGATCGGTACACCCGCAGCCTTTTGCAGGAGCATGATCGCCGTAGCATTAAGGTTGCCCTTGGACATATCGCCCGTAGCTGCATCCTGCGCAGAACTGAGTTGCTTCGTATAATCCATGAAAGCCTCCACCAGCCCGTTAGCGTGCGGCGATATCGCTCCTGGTGTCAGGTAGTCAATCGACCTTTGACCTGGTGGAGACTGATCCGGTATAGCCTGTGATGGGTCGTTATTAATTGACTTGGCATCGATGAAGTTCGGGTTATAAACCATCTTCGGCCAACCCGTTAGCTGCACAGATAGAAGTTGCATGGCCATCAGACCATTAATCGCCTTTTGGTTAGGGATGATCCCCTCGGCATCCCCTACGCCGTGAATCGACTTCTTGCGGCGCTCCCATTGGATAACGACAATAGGGTATAGTTCGAATCCGGTGTCCACTGCCTTTTTAATCGTTTGGCCCGACGCTTCTTTTTCGAAATATATCTTACTGTCTTTTTTGAAATACTTGGTTAGGACAGTGACCTTCGCCCCGTCATCAAGCTCCACCTGTGCGCGGTCATAACGCTCATTTTTAACATCCTTGTCAGCGGTGATCAATTCCACCTTATCGGCGCTAAGCCCTTCTTTTTTTGCCTGCTCCTTCACGTCTGACAACATCTCGCGCGAACTGATGATGATCCAAGGTTGCTTTTGCACCCGACGCTGCTGCGGGTTACCGAAAAAGACATTAATCGGGTCCAGCACCTCACCGGTCATATCCCCGACCCAAGGCCTCGTAAGTCCACCTTCTTTGCTGGTATCCCAGTAGTAATGCCAGATGCCGGTACCACAACTTGACGCGCTCTCTAGCGCCTCCTCGTTAAGTTCGTCCTGCTTGATGTTCTCCCAGGTCGTGTCGGAGTAACGGGTGAATAGCTCACCTGCTTGCTGGGACTGGGCAGCCTTTTCCATTGTCTCCGGATCGTCCAGATTGACCGTATCCAAGAACTCCTGTGGTGAGAACAGCATCTTCACGTTCTCATTCATGACGGAGCTAACCTTGTGATTCATAATGTACTTGATGATATTAAAGACCGGACGGGGCAGGCTCTTCGTTCGAGCGGTCTCCTTCGGCCATTGGTCGCCTGCCTTGAAGCGTTCATACATCGGCCAGGCTTCAGTAAATCCCATCTGCTGCATATAGTTCAAAGACTCACGATACTGCTTCTGAATCAGTGTGTCCCCTTGTGCCATCTGCACCTCAGCCATCTTTCTTCACTTCTCCCTCCATCCATTCCTCGAACACACCCGGGCCGAGAGCGTCAGTCACCGCCCGACGTGCAGCGCTGAAAGGATCAATAGGAGGCGCTTCTCCCTCCGTCGCGTCCGGTGGCTTAGCTCGAATATACAAACCTAACATCTGCCGCAGTGCCTGATTGATCTCTTTAACTGTCTGCTCCTCCAGATCGGGGAGCATAAGCAGATTGCCTACTGTCGTAATTGGGGATTCATTCACCATTCCAGATACCCTCCTCCTTCGTTATCGTCGTTACCCTGAAACGGGAATGGCAACGGCTTAGCCCCAACCACCTGCTCCGACACGATGAATGATTGCTGTGAGCGGATCTCGTTAGCAATCATGTCACTGATCAGTAAATCATCATTTTTACCTGACTCGGCATCAGGACGTCCGTTCTCGTCGTAGATGAATGTCAGGCATTCTTCCAGCATCGTAACGTCCGAAAATAATTCAATATTGTTTTCGATCAGGTCAATCTCTTTATCGATGATTAGGGGCCGCGTATTACCGTCTGTCTTCCAACCGAACTTCCGCTGTGCCGGCTTACCCATGCTGTCGTACTGCTGTCGAATATACTGCTTTGGATACTTGAGTCGCTGCAGCTCTTCGATCGGTGCCGTGTTGAAGTTCATCTCGACACCGATCAATGCGGTATTGAAATGACGGCCAAGACAATACATCTGCCAAGTGAACGGCTTCGAATTTGACAAAGACCAGTGCAGAGATGCGCACCGCTTACCTGTTACATTGTTGATCACGGTACCTGCATATTTGTCCTTGCCCTCGCCTTTTGTGTCGCCACCGATCACGTAAGGATAGCCCGGCCGGACATCTTCATACAAAACGATAGGCCCGTCCTTCTGGTCTACCCACTCGATAGAGTCATCGATGATTCTATCCTGTGATTCTGGATCTCGCCACTTAAAACGAAAACAGCCCCGTTTCGGGGGCTGCTGTGCGTATATACGTTTCAAATACTCAATTCGCATGACCAGTATCTCTTGATCGAATATGCAGCGACCAGAAGCAAGGAACGCCTCTAGGGGGCTGCACGGATACTCCTGCTTAATCAGCTCTTTGTCAATGTACCCGGCATACTTGACGTAGTACCAATAGACCTGCTGCCAGTCCAGTTTAATCACATCACGTAGCCATCGACACCGCTCCCAGATCCATCCTGCAGCCTCATCCACCTGAAGCACGAACCATTCTTCACGCTCTGGGCTCTCGTAGCGCATCCGATACTCAGGGGTAAGCCACCAGGCGAAGAAGCAATTCTCCCAGCTACCCGAATCCCACAGGTCCTTGTACTCGTTGTATCCGTTGGCCGTGGACTCATATATCTGGATAGCGTCTTTGGTCAGCGCCTCACCAAGCCCTGCCTGCACACCGCTGATACCGTCACGCCAGAATGCTACCTCCGAGCCATGAAAAAAGTTGATTGTACGGGAACGGCCCATGTTCCGGCTGGCAGTCTTGACTTCCCATGAGCTATGCAGTTTATCGAACAGCAGCTGCTTCCGATTGTTGAACTTCTCGGTCGGCTTGATCGACTCCGGCAACGCCCCGTACGGGTACTTTGCCTTGTTCTCAAAGATGACCGTCGCATTACTGTCCTCATCGGCTGCCGTGAATCCCTCAAAGTTTTTTCGGGTTATGGTGCAGGCCAACTGGTAGGCCGTAATGAAGCTGGTGAAACCCTGCTGCCGTCCCTTCAGCACCAAGAACTTCAGGTGAAGCCTGCGCCCAGCCTTGAAGTCCACAATGGCCGTGTTCAGCTTCTCCAGAAAGAGCTGCTGTGCGTCATTCAGGAAATACGGCACCGTCTGCTTATCCTTATCGACAATGACAAACAGCAGCTCGATCAGATACTCCGGATTTTCCCGGACCTCAGCGCGGGCTTCGGGATGGTCCAGAAGATACTGCGCTACTGATTCGCGATACTCCATATCCTGTTCGATGTTGTGATGAGCTTCCCATAACTCACGCCGCCGATTGATAATACCCTGACAAGTGATCAGGTCACTCACCCCTTTTCAGACATCTGTACAAAATATGTGTTTGAAACACATGTCTGTATGTTGTGTTCATTTAACATTCAAACCAACTACATGTTGTATCTAATGCATATTATTCATAATTGTGTATAAATTAGCTGTATTTATGCATTATTCGCACTGAATATATTCACATTTTCACATGAAATCTTCCAGTTTTTTTACAACTTCCAACTTTACGTTATCTTTTAACATACCGAGATGTCGGGCTATATTTTCAAGGGCTCTGTCCTGGTCATGCATCTTAATTTCAAGGCCTGCTGCCGTTGACTTCGCTCCAGCATAAAGAGCCTTAGCCTGTGGGCTTAGATCACGTGTGTCATTAACGTGCAATTGACCGTGCCCCTCACCGTGACAAACAGGACACTTAGGGTGCGGACGTAAAAGCGGGTCAAAACCATAACCTCCAATATCAGACGGAAGCTGAGCTGGCTTTTCCTTCTCAGCTGCATCCGCTTGTAGCATGGCTATTGTGGTCTCATACTCCTTCTCGTCAATCCACTGATACTCATGATTAATCCCAAAGCAGTGGCGACAGCAAACGCGCCTAAAGTGTATGATCTCGTTCGGATCTGCAAAAGCGATATCGATCCAACGCTGAAGAACTCGTTCGGCTTTAATCTCCACTTTCTCAGATCGCTTGCTCATCGCCTTCTGAATCGCATCCTGCACCTTAACATTACTTAACAGTCGGCTAGCCTGTTGCTCAGCCGTCTTGGCACTATATCCTGCTCTGATCGCTGCCTGTGTGGCATTTAGATCAACCAGGTACTCCTTGACGAATAATTGCTGCTTGGCTGTCAATGC